CATCTAATGTATTAGCTACAGCAACAAAATTATTACCAAATAAATCAGCATATTTAGGTAAATTTTCAGTTACACTTTTCCAAGTACGCATTACAATTGCAGGTGCTAAACTTCTATCTTCACCACCTGATTTTCTGTATCTATCTTGGTTTTGAGATAATGAACGCTGTAGATCAGTATAAACATAAAGCATAAATACATTGTATCCTGCTTCTTCTAATTGTTGTTTTAACTCTGCAGTTTTATTATATGAAGCTGCCGTGCCATCTAGTATAAATGACTCTTTACCTTCAATAGTAGCTTGTACTTCACCTTTGAATTCTTTATTAGCAGCAGCCATTGCTTTAGCTTGTTGGCTTCTTTCTTCAGGTGTGGCATTTTTAAGATCTAGAGTAACATTAGCTTGTTTAAGCATGCTTATAAAGGTATTATCAATGTTTAATACTTTTATACCGCCTAAATCTAAACCTTTAAGAATGTACCCTTTACCAGCTCCTGGTGCACCTGCTAATATAATTGCTTTAGGTGCATCAGATATTTCTTTTAATAAAATACCCTCAGATATGTATTTTTTATAATCAAAATCTTTCATTTCTGTATTTTGTTATAAATATCACAATTTTCGTTTAGCTTGCGTTCTAAATTCAGTAAATGCTGGTTTGTGCTTGGGGTTTTCTAAATCAAATAACTTTTTAACAGTCATAAAAATATCAATATTTTCTTCTTGTGAGCGTGAAGATTCATACATTTCCCACCCTTTACCTTGAATTTTACCAGGTGAAGCTTTACGTTTATTTGATTTTAACCATAATACTCCTACTCTATCAACTGATTTTTCATAACATTCTTCATAACATTGAGCATATATGGCTCCCTGTAAATCATATGTAGTTTGTAAGTGGTTTGATGTTTTAAAATCTATTACCCATCGTTCAACTTTACCATCAATTTCAATCTCACATACTAAATCACAAGTACCTGCTACTTTAATTTTATCTGAGAATAAATGTACTTCAGTTTCAATTAATTTAGGATTATATTCTTCCCAAAAATCAACAAAACGTAAAAACATTTGCCATACTAAAGTATCATATTGAGGGTGACCCGATTTTGACAAGAAATTTAATTCTTTACCATTTAAATAATCCTCAATCATTTCATGAGTTTCAGTACCTTGTTTGGATGCTTTACGAACAATATGTTCAGAAGCATATCCTACTTTTTTAAGCCAATCTTCAAAAAATTTACCTTTTGGGTAGGAACCCAAAACATATGTTATAGATGGATAAAACTCACCATTACGTTGGTAATAACGTGAATCTGGCATGGTAATTTGTTTAGCATCTTTAGAGATCTCTAAGATTCTATTATAAGAATGCTTAATTTGTCTTTTACTCATATCAATTGTAATTTCTTTTCCATTAAGTCATATTGGGTTAGTGGAAAGGTTTTTTGAATTAGACTTGTAAATTGAGAGAATCCCATTTCACTCGGGTCTTTCCCTTCTAATTCTACTAAATAAACCTCTTTACCTTCATTTATAAATTTCTCAGCAAAGTTTAAAGCCTGTTTTCGGGCATCTTGGTCTAGAGCAATATATATTTTCCGGACAGTTGAGGTAACTATCTTTTTCATTAAATTTGATTGTATGTTTTTTCCTAATAAGGGGATTACATTGCGTTTAATAGCTATGGCATCAAATGGACCTTCACATAGTACTAAAGGTAAATCCCAATTTATAAACATTTCAAAAGGAATAATATCTCGTGATGTTTCTGGATTACGGTATTTAGTGTATGCATCTTTCTCAAAAGACCTTGCAGTAAAATAATTCATTTCCCCCATACTATCATAAGAAGGAATAATTACCATTTTAGCATATCTACCAGATGAACAGTAACCTATATTATATTTATCTATATCATCTTGTGTTATTCCTCTATGTTTTAAATAAGATAAAGCTTGTCTTCCTTCTATGTTAGAAGAAGTAATATCTTTAAATTTTTTATATTCTTCAGGAAGCTTTAAAGTTGTGGTAGTAACTGTGGTTTTAAATTCTTTTTCATTACCTATTAACTTAAATAATTCTTCAAATTTTTCAGGTGATGCTTTACATTGTTTAAATAAAGAAGAAATTCTAGTTCCTTTTTTATTGCAAACCCAACAATGCCATGGGTTATAACCCTTTTTATTTTCTGAAAAATTAATTTCTAGCTTAGGTTTGTGGTGGTTACAGTAAGGACATAAATGTGCTTGGTTACCCCTTGCAGTCCTTTTTCCTGTACCAACTACAGAATTTACTAGATTTATTAATAGTTCGTTTACCATAAAACGTAATATACGAAGGGGGTGTTACTACTCCAAGTCGCGTGTAAAAAACTTACCAAGAATATTATCATTAAAAAATTCTTCTGGTTTTTCTAAAACTTGGTATATCATTTGATATTTTATTTCAAAATATGTAAGTTGTTTTTTTGAAGTACAGTAGTGGAGTATTTCTCGTTTAAAGTTTTCTTTAGGTTCGTTTTTAACTAAATCTTTAAGAAGTTTATTAGAACTCCAATAATTTTTCCAATCTGATTCTTTTTGAACTACTTTAAAGGATGGTGGTCTACCTTTTTGCCCTTCAAGTAATTTTAGTTCTTTTTTACCTAATTTTTGTTTACGTGTAAACGTTAAAAATTTTTTACCTATATAAGATTTATTAGTAGGTAAATGGGTTATTTTGTAAATGAAACCAAAAACATTTGATGGTATATCTTCTATAGATGTAACATCATTTTTTTTATATATCCAATTCATTAAATATCGAAATTTACAAGAATAGTTGTATCTGTGTATTGTGATATGGGTACTGGGAATGATAATTTACCTACAGCCATTAATTGATTAGCTTCATTATATAACCCTACCTGTGTTAAGTATGGTGTAAAGAATGAACCTGTAGTGTAAGGGTAATAAGATGTATTTAAAGCTCCTTCTACGGATGCTGTTAATAATGTTGGGTTTAGAGAGTAACCAAACTCATTTTCTAAAATAGTACACTTAAATTGATTTTCATATATGGTGTATGATGAAGAAAAATTAAATGTTTGTGAGTTAAAAGATGACACAACCCCAACATCAGTTGATATATCAGTAACACTTTGGGTAGTTAACACTACTACCCCATGAGGGTAAAATATTTGACCTACAACTTCAGAACCACTTATAATATTGCCTTCCCCATCATCTGTTAGAAATAAACCATTAGGATTACTACTACCAGTATAAATGTACTCAAAAGTATTAGGCATTATTTTTTCACCAAAAAGTTTTGTTGGTATGGTTAACACAGTAATATTTTCATTACTTCCGGTTGGCCAATATCTCTGTTGTTCTAAACTAGATTGGAGATAATTTTCATATAAAGGTGCTTCAATAGGACCATAATAATAATCATCTTGTCTAGTAACACCAGGCAATACACTAGCTGTTATACCTAAATCCCCAGTGCTTGATGATATATAATTTGTGTAGTATAATTGTTTTACACTGTTATATATTGAATTAAATGAGGATGTGTTAACATAGCCCGTAGATAAATTTGCTGATGAAGTATACTCAACATTTTTTCCTTGAAATATATTAATACCGACATTAGATCCAGTAATCTCTCCTGCTGAGAAAGTAAAACCTTTATCTGCCGTAAATGGGGTTATAGTAACCTCCTTAGTTGTAAATTGTTTGAATGCGCCCATTCATTAGAAGTCTAACTTAATTCTTACTAGTAATTCTTTGGTAAAATCTTTAAGTAATGGTCTTGATAGTTTAGCTACTGCTACTAATTCTTGACTATCATTGTATAGTCCTACAGATGTTATGTATACTTGAGGGTCATTAATAAACTGGTCATATAATACAGCTCCTGTTGATCCCGATATAAATGATGGGTTTGTTGAATAATTAAACTCATCATTTCTTGCTCTAGCAAATATAAAATCAGATGATAAAGTTTCATTTGAATTTAAAGTCCAACCTGGGGAAAGTGAAGTTTGTCCACCTTTATTAAAGCGTGTATATAATTTTTCTGGGTTGTTTACTACTGCATTGGATGTTCTAGTTGTGCCTAAATCTATTCCTCCACCTAGAGAACCACCAGTACCCCAAGTAGCATCTAAAGCTTCACCATTAAGTAAAATTAAACCAACGTCTGGTAGGAACCAACCATATGATCCTGAGTTTGGGGTCCAACCATTGGATGTTACACCTGTATATACTTCACCAGCTGATCCAGATACCATATTATATATTCTTCCGGCTTCTGTGAAGATAGCTGCTCCTCCTAATTTACTATCATCTGTTAAAAAGAGAGGTTGGGATGGAGATGATCCACTTAAAGTTAATGTTGTAGTACCTACAAGTAGCTCTTGCTTAAATCCTGATCTTTCTACGGGTAGTGCGTAGAAATAAGATGATGATTGATTACCAAATACAAATGAAGATTCTTCATCTCCTAAAATTAATGATCTAAATTGCCCATAATTTGTTCTTGTTGGTGATAAACCATCAACATTGGGGTTATACAATTGACTACCACTACCCTCAGCATCACAATATGTTATTGCAAATTGTACTGATCCTGTAGCTTGTGACGAACCGTATATGTTGTAGTAAAACTGACCTGTTGAACTAGCTACTTGAACCGATGATGTAAAAAATTGGGTCAATGTTGGTTGGTGATTTTCCCATACAGTATCAGTAACATTATCTGTGCTAATTACTAAATCTCTAGGGTCTAATGTTTGGAATGCTCCTGCCATGATTTTTTTTTATATTAATTTTTTACTACTGTAATAGGTACTTGCAATCTTGCTCCTGAATCTCTACCTGTTATTGTTAATGTACCATATACAGCACTTCTTGTAGTTCCAAACAAAGTTGGAACACCTGTTGCTGTTAATGTTAATGATGTTCCTAATACAGTTTTAGATACATCTGTACCGTTTGTTGTTGATTGGTTTGCTGCTAATGCTACTTTATTATCAATTCCTGTTGCTACTACAGAACTAAACATCCTAGAATCACTTACTGTAAATACATATCCTGATGATTCTACTGTTGAATTACCACCTAAATAATTTAATGTGGTTGGATTTACAACATAAGGTTCAGTTTGAGCAATTTTAGGATTTGTATTACCAATTGCTAGTGTAGGCATTTTCGCTGTATCTCTTGGAAGAGTTACTAACTTATACTTCATCATTTGATTTTCTGAAGGAAATGCTTCTAATAGAGGCATGTTTTCAATTGCTTCCCCATAGTAAGCTGAGCCTGATGGGTTTGTTACATTATAAAGAGTGTAGTCAATTTCATCATCGGCTAATGCAAATTGAGTAATATTGAAAGAGCCATCTCCTTTTGCTAAAAGTTCTCTTCCTTTAGTGGTTAGGATAGCATCTACTGTTACTACCTGATTATTTAAGTATCCCATTATTTAATTATTTTGATTATAAATATACGTTTTTTTTATTTTTATTCCAAGCTATTATTCACTTCGCATTCTAGTAATTATTCTCCTTTGTAATTGGGTAATTGAGAATCATCTCTAAATGCATTTTTAGCTTTTAGTTGGTTTATTAGTGTTAAAGCATTTCTTTTTTGAATTGGAGAAAAATCATCGGGTATTAAGTAACCTCCTCCAGATCCTGTATTTTCATTAACTCCAAAAGTTGTTGGTGGTGTTTGGTAAACAATAACCCTATCATCAGCCTCTGTTCTCCTCCTAATTACAAAAGAATTTATTTCTCCATAATCCGCACTAGTAGGACCTATACCCTGTATGTCTGTTGTTGATGGAGGTGGAGTAACTGTAATTTTGTTTTTTAAAAATCCATTAGCATTAGAAAAACCAAAAAAAGCGTTTGGAGCGAGGCATTGAGTTGAATCGCAATATGAAGCTGAGTAATCTGCAAAATTAGGAGTTTGATATTGGTCTATAACCCCACTAATCTCTGTAACTACAAAGGATTGTTGTACAAAATTTGTACCTGATATATTACTTCCTTTATTCTTTTGGTTATCATATGTTACTAATATCTCATCTCCTACTTTAATCATGAAAGGTGTACCCCCTTCTTCTTCTTTAAACCCACCTACATTACTTGCTGAGTAGTTTTGGATAAAATAATTTCTATCTTCACTTTTTTTCTGTTGAATAAATTCCTTAGAACCTGAAGTGAATAAAGTAGAGGGAATACCCATAGTCATAGCTGTTGGGGTAGGAGAACTAGCATTTGATTGAAATGGTACAGGACTTCCTGTTATAGATTCACTTATAGCACAATTAAACGAATTTAATAATGCTAAACCAGGCCCATAGTTAACAGCCATAAAGTCATTCTTTGGAGTACCCGCTACTATATCAGCTGGGTAGTCGTACAAGTAATTTGTGAAGTGAATTTTACTACCTCCCAAGAAAAAATGATCACCACCTGCTAAAAGATATGCAGGGGTAAGATAAGGGGCGAAGGTATTTGCACCTTGAGATGCTTCATAAACGGCTCCTACATCGTATATGGGTGATGTACCAGTTCCTGCACCTGCTATAAAATAATCATTTGAATAACTTGCAGTTTGAAAGGACATTGTTGGGGTGTGTGCTGGGAATTGGTTCTCACCATTACCTGTAGTACCTAAAGTTGTTGCAGCAATTGTATCCATTTCTAAAGCTCCTTGGAATATTACTTTATCCCCAATAGGCAAATTAGCATAGTTAATTTTAGCAAATTTGGAAGAATCATAAGCAACCCCTACTTTTCTTCCCATTTCAAAAGTACTTGAAACATTAAATAAATTCAAACAGTGCATCTCCGGTGAAGTTGATGGTGATGGATGGTCAGGGTTCATCTTTAATCTACGATATGGCAGAA